CCTTACATTGCTAACATGAGCGCCATTGATACACAGTCAGGTTTGCAATTCTTGGCTAAAAATAAACAAGGTGTTTGGGCGGCTAATCAATCAGCTCAACGCGGATTACCACAAAGCAGATAATATATGACTACTTTAAATACAATCCTTTCCATATCTGAATCTGTAGGTATTGAAGATCAAAGATTTATCGGTCAAATGATGAGCCGAAATCAAAGAATTGCTACCTCTGAAATTATTGGGGTGCAACCTTTTGGCTTTGATATGAAGCCTATGAACTATCTTTTATATTCTCAAAATAGACCATTACTTTCAACATTAAGAGCGGCTGATCGACAGTTTGAGCAATACCTTAATTTTGGTGCTACAGGCTGGGTTAATTATATTGCTTATCAAGGCGATATGAGTTCTGCCGAAATTACCGCTTGTCAATATCAAACAACTTCAGCAAATAAAACTATTGTATTAGGTTCGCTACCCACAATGGGAGCTACAGAATTTATTGTAAAGACAGGCGACTTCTTACAAATTGATCGCTATGCTTATATAGCTACTGCCAATGTTCAAAGAGGTAGCGGCTCTACAGTTAATATTCCTGTTCACAGAACTATTATGACAACCCTTGTAAGCCCTATGTTTGCAGTGATTGGTCAGTATGGCATTACACAATCAATAGGCGGCAATACTTATACAGGTGTAACCTTTCCTGTTATCCTTCAAGAATATCCTAATTACACTCTTATCCCAATGACCAATGATTCATTTATTCAATGGTCAGGATCATTTAAAGCTATAGAAGCAGTCTTATAATGGCAAACAATATACCACCAATACAAAATACGAATAATATTAGGATGGCGGATTTTATCCGCATAACTACTCAAGATTCTTTAGGTGTTACTCAAATCTATCGTTTAGCTTCTACTCCTTCCGTATTAACAATACCTGCCGTTGATGCATTACCTTTTGATGCACTTGGCCCATTAGTTAAAGTAGGTGATGCAAGTAGAGATATTAAATCAACTGCCAATGAAACTTCCGTTACTTTGGTTGGCATTGAATCGGCTCAATTAGGTTGGGTATTAAGCAATAAGATTAAAGGCTCTTTGATTGAAATGTGGCATGGCTTTTTTGATAATAACAATGAGCTTATAACTACAGGCGGCACAGGTGGCCTTTATAAGTTTTTTACAGGCTATGTTAATTCATTTAATATTACTGAACAATGGTTTGAAGAAGGTAAAATGTATCTTGGTATTATTAATGTAACTGCATCAAGCATACAAATTATTTTACAAAACGGAACTTCAGGAAGATATACCAATAACAATTCATGGAATTTTTTTGCGGCTGGCGATACTTCAATGGATAGAGTTGCTGTGATTCAAAATATTAATTACTTCTTTGGCAAAGACAAAGACCCAACTGTGTATAGAACTTGATAAGAAAAGCTAATAAATACGATATAGATAAGATAGTAGAACTTTTAAAAGACTTTGCTATAAAGACAGATACTCAATTAAAAGGAAGCCCATTAGACTGGTCTAAAACTTATGTAATCCAACTCATTACAGATATAATGGCAGGGCAAGGATTTATATTAATTGATGATAAACAAACAGGAATTCTTGTAGCATATAAAAGCCATTGTTTTTGGAATGATAAAAGTATTCAATTACAAGAAGTTATGTTGCATGGATATAACAAATTTGTTATTACTAGATTAATTAAAGAATATACCAAAATAGCAAAAGAATTATTAAGGAAAAGGGAAATCAATCAAGCTACAATATCATCTTATGGTGATTTAAAATTTGAAAGATATGGAATGAAATTAATAGAATATCATTGGGAAATTAATTAATGAGTAAAGTAGTTGCGGCAATTACAAAATTTGCAGGTGGTTTTGATCCAATTAGTTTTGCAATTTCAATGATTGTATCTACAGTGCTGTCAAAAGTATTTGCGCCTAGCCCACCAAGCTTATCTAATCAACAACAACCTGAACCTAATCCTGGTTCTCGCGCACAAACTCCGCCTGCTGGAAACAATAAACTTCCTGTAATTTATGGCCATGCTTGGGTAGGCGGTATTATTACAGACCTTTCTATTACAAGTGATAATCAAACACTTTATTATGTATTTGCTTTATCTGAAGTGACTAATACAGAATCATCAAGTGTTGGAAGTCCTGACGATATAACTTTTGGCGATGTATATTGGGGCGGAAAAGAATGTATATTTGATGTAACAGATTTAACTAAAGTAGTTAAGTTGCGCGATCCTAGCACAAATCAAGATCAAGATATTTCAGGATATATGAATATCTATTTTTATAAAAATGGATCAAACCAACCTGCAAATAGCACACAATCAGCTATCACAATTATGAATGATCCTAATCTTATTTATAAATGGGATAATAATAAATTAATGACTAATTGCGCTTTTGCAATTATAAAACTTAAATATTCACAATCAAGAAATCTTGTAGGTTTATCTGCTACTAATTTTGAAATAACTAATGCTAGATCAGCGCCAGGCGATTGCTTTTTAGATTACTTAACTTCTACTCGTTATGGTGCATCAATTCCATTAGCTAGTATTGATACTGCAAGTCTTACTGCTTTAAATTCTTATTCTAATGCTCCTATTGGTTTTACTACTTACACAGGTGGATCATCAACTATATCAAGATTTGCATTTAATGGTCAATTAGATACTGCGCAAAAAATAATGAAAAATATTCAATCAATGGCTGATTGCGCTGATTGTTTGGTTAAATATAATGAAATTACAGGTCTTTGGGGTGTCATTGTTCAAAGCCCAACTTATTCTGTAGCTATGGATATTAATGACAGTAATATAATTGGTGCTATTACAGTTAGCCCTATTGATATTTCTAATTCATTTAATATTATTGAAACAAAATTTCCTGATGGCGATCAACAAGATTCATTTAATGCCGCAACTTTTGATTTAGCACAATTAAATCCTAGCCTTTTATTTCCTAATGAGCCTATTAATAAACAATCAGTTAGTCTTTATTTAACTAACAATAATGTAACGGCTCAATATATTGCTAATCGTATGCTAGAGGCGGCAAGAGAAGATTTACAAATTCAATGCGAAATTAATTATATAGGGCTTGAATTAGAGGCAGGCGACATTGTTACAGTGACTAATACTAACTATGGTTGGTCAGCTAAACTATTTAGAATATTAAAAGTGGTTGAAAAATTTGGTGATAACGGAACTGTAACAGCCTCATTAAATTTATCCGAATATAATCCATCCGTATATGACGATTATAATGTTACTCAATTTACACCTGCACCAAATACAGGGCTTTCTAGCCCAACAACTTTTGGCACAGTTTATGCACCTACTATAACCGCTCAATTTCCATCTATTACTAATCCTGCATTTACATTAAGAATACAAACTTCAAGCGCAGGCATTTCTGAATATGCAGAAATTTATTATTCAGCTTATCAATTCCCTACAGACAGTCAGCTTATATTTGCAGGAACGACTGAAGTGCAACCAGGCGGAAGTCCTTATGTAGTTAATACTTTTATGCCTGATGTTCAATTATTTAATATACCCGCAGGCGATTGGTATTTCTTTACTCGCATGGTTAATAATTTAGCTAATAGTAATTATTCATTGGCTTCAGGAAAACTTACATGGCGACCAACAACATTTCAATATACTGAAAAATTTCTTTCAGTAGCTTATGCAGATAACATTACAGGCACAAGTAACTTTAGTTTAAGCCCTACAAATAGGCTTTATTATGGTCTTTATAATAATAGTTCTACAAGCCCTTCACTTGACCCAACAAATTATAAATGGTATCTAGCTGATCCTGCTTTTGGCACTAATAAATTTTTATGCTTTATAAATAGAACAGGTCGTAAATTTAGTTTTGATACTGACTTTGCTGATTTTGCTTCAGGCACAGGTCAATTTGTGCCAACTACTTTTGCAGACTTTGATCCTAGATTATGGTCTGCTTTGCCTAATGGCTTAAATGTAATTGATCTTGATAATAAAACAGGTCAATTAATTACTACAGGAACAACTACGACAGGCACAGGACAAGTTAAAGTATCTAATACAAACGATGGTCAATTGATTGCGTCTTTAGATGAATTCCTAAATTTTGGTGGGCCTGCTACTTTTACAGGATCAGCCGCAACTATTACAGTTGATATTTATGGTCGAGTAGTAGGATTTACTACACCTGATGACTTCTTTATGACTATAGATTATTTTGATGCGACAAGCGGTCAAACAGTCTTTTCAGTTACTCGTGCCGCAACTTATATTGAAGGTCAATGCCTAGTATTCCAAAATGGTCTTTTATTATCTGACACAGAATATACAGATACAGGTGGCGCTACAGGCACAGTTACTTTAAGCACAGGCGCGACATTAAACGATGTCATAACTATTTACTCAATGAGAGCTATATCTAGTGGCGATTATTTTGATAATACTTATCTTAATGTAGCAACTGTATCAGGTGCGGATGTTACTTGGAATATTGCTCAAATGCCTTATCAGTTAATAAGATCAGGCGATATTATGACTTTTAGTAATACTGGCACGCCAACTCAATATACTGTATCAAGTGTTAATTACGGAACGGCAACTATTACATTTACTACTTCACCTACATCATTAACGGCTGGCGATCCTATATATACTTATAGAGCTTCAGGATCAAGCTATCCTGTATTTAGTCGATTTGAAGATACACTTACTTTAACTTCAACTTATACACCTACAGATTGGCAATTTAATTCAGGTTACGAACTTCCTTTTTATAACGGAACTATAGTACCTGATTCTGATTTTGATATTGTAGGCAATACTTATACTATTACTCCAGCCGTATCCGATGGACTTTTAACTATTATTCAATTTAGCGCAAACAATACGACAACACCTACAGGCACTCCGCAAAATGTCATTACTTTTGCTACTACTGGACAAACTTTTTATTCATTTAATTTTACAAGTGGGGCTTTAGGAATTTACGCAAATGGTGTATTATATGAAGGCGGTGTGGATTATACGACTTCTACTAATAGTTATACATTAACCAATAGCCCAACACAATCGTTTATAATTCAACAACAAACATTCGCACGATCAGGTGCGGCATAAGGGGAAAAGATGACACAGGCATTTAATTTAAGTCAATTTGCCAACAAGGTAAATACTTCAGGACAAGCAGATTTAACAACTGCGGTTACAGGAACGCTTCCTATTGCTAATGGTGGAACTAATTTAACAGCTCTTGGCACAGCTAATCAAATACTAGGAGTTAATGCTGGAGCTACTGCTTTAGAATACAAAACTCTTCCCGCTGGCGGGTTTAGCAACATGCAAGTCTTTGCATCAAGTGGCACATTTACTGTTCCTACTGGAGTGACCAAAGCCAAAGTTACGGTAGTCGGTGGTGGAGGCAACGGTTCAGCGGGAACGCGTAACGCTCAAAATACAGGCACAAGTGTTGGAGTAGGCGGCGGCGGCGGCGGTGCATCAATTGAGATTGTTACTGGGCTAACTCCTGCGGGGACTGTTACAGTAACAGTTGGTGGAGCGGCTGGTACATCTTCTTTTGGTGCCTTTTGTTCTGCAACTGGTGGGGCTAATGCTAACGGGGGCATTAACTTAAATTCAAATACTCGTGCAACTGGAGGTGTAGGCTCTGGAGGTGACTTAAACATACGAGGAACTGCAGGATTTATAATTGATGGCAGCGGCACTACATCATTTGGCGGAAACGGCGGTAATTCCATATTTGGCGGGGGTGGAATGGGAGCAACTCAAGGCAGTACTGGTTCAACTGCTGGTGCGGCTGGTGGTGCTTATGGTGGTGGTGGTGGTGGGGGAGCGGGTATAGGTTCAAACTCAAATGGTGCTGGCGGTGCTGGCGCCGCTGGCGTAGTGATTGTGGAGTATTAATATGAAAAAAGCATTGATTAGTTCTAATGAATCTGTAGTAAATTTTGATGGCACAACAGGCTATCGTTGCGCTGAAGTCACAACACAAACTTTTGAAGTAAACCCAGCATTGTTTTGGGTAGATTGTGATGATGCCTGCGTTGCAGATGTTTGGTATTACAATACTGAAATAAAAGAATGTGTGCCAAAACCAATTGAACCTGAACCGATAGAACCTGAACTGCCTGAAACAACGGAATAATTGGCAATAAAGTAAAATACAGGTAAAATGTTTTTTACCTACAAGATAAGACCATTCGCCTTCTGTAAGGATATAGGGGCGTTATTAACCTAGTGAGGAAAACATGGCTATCTTTAATAAAAACACCCTTCAACAAGTATCGGGCTTTGATAATGAAATCATTGCAGGCGAACTTGTTTATAATCAAAAAACATTTTGGAATTTAGCATTTAATAGCAACGGATTACCTGTTGATCTTACAGGCGCTACTATTAATGCATCTATTATCCGTAGACAATTATCTAATATTCGAGATAGTCGTTACGGACTTACTTTTGATATTGCAGACTTTACCCCACCGCCTTCCCCTGTTTCATTAACTATATCTAATCGCGTTGATGCATTAGGCACATTTACTTTAGAAATAGATGAATCCACATGGTCAGTAATTTCTACTGATGCACAATTAGATATTAACGCTCAAAATTGCGTAGGCTTTTCAGGTCGCATTAAAATTTCATTTCCAGCTTCAGGATTAACTCCCGCTCAAGATATGATTATCTTTTTATTATTCCTAGTTCGTTCTGATGGCGTGGTAAATTAATATGGCTAATTACAATATAGATGTAATAGATAGCAATAATTTAACTGTTAATGTAACTCCAACACCAACAACTGAAATCACTATTGATCGTGGCGTGCAAGGTGCTTCAGGTCAGTCAGGTTATTCAGGCTTTTCAGGCTATAGTGGTTTTAGCGGAATTGGCACAAGTGGCTTTAGTGGCATAAGTGGTTATTCAGGTTTTTCAGGAATAAGTGGTTGGTCAGGTGATAGTGGTATAAGTGGATATTCAGGTATATCAGGCTGGAGCGGTGCAAGCGGCATAAGTGGTTTTAGTGGTATATCAGGATGGAGTGGCATATCAGGCTATTCAGGTGATTCAGGAATAAGTGGTTATAGCGGATCAGGCATTTCAGGCTATAGTGGTTTTTCAGGTTATAGTGGCCAACAAGGCACATCAATTAATATTATTGGCACTGTTTTAACGCCTGCATCTTTACCACCAAGCGCAAATTTAAATGACGCATACATTGTAGAATCCGATGGCGATTTATATGTATGGGATGGATCAACTTGGGTTAATGTAGGTCAAATTGTAGGGCCGCCTGGCGCTAGTGGTATTTCAGGTTTTAGTGGCTATAGCGGTATATCAGGTTATAGTGGTGATTCAGGTATTAGCGGCTTTAGTGGCATAAGCGGTTATTCAGGTGATAGTGGCATATCGGGTTGGTCAGGTGATTCAGGCATAAGCGGCTATTCAGGATTTAGTGGCATTAGTGGCTATTCAGGTGATTCAGGTATTAGTGGTTATAGTGGCTATTCAGGTGATTCAGGTATTAGCGGCTTTAGCGGTGATTCAGGAATATCAGGCTTTTCGGGCGATAGTGGTATATCAGGATTTTCAGGATATAGCGGAAGTGGCGTAAGTGGATTTTCAGGCGATAGCGGTATATCAGGTTATTCAGGTGCGTCAGGCATATCAGGTTATAGCGGTGAATCAGGCGCAAGCGGTATCAGTGGCTTTAGCGGCTATTCGGGCATAAGTGGTTATTCGGGTGATAGCGGTATTTCAGGCTTCAGTGGCGATAGTGGTATAAGCGGATGGAGTGGCGACAGTGGTTTTAGCGGATATAGCGGTGATAGCGGTATAAGCGGATTTAGTGGCGATTCAGGTATAAGTGGCTTTAGCGGTTATAGTGGCGCGTCAGGTATTTCAGGGTGGAGTGGTGAATCAGGTTATAGCGGCGATTCAGGAATATCAGGATTTAGTGGTTATAGTGGATCAGGTATAAGCGGCTGGTCAGGTGAATCAGGATATAGTGGTTTTAGCGGTGATAGCGGATATAGTGGTGAAAGCGGCTATTCAGGCTATAGCGGCATTAGTGGATTTAGTGGTGATAGCGGAATTAGTGGTTTTAGCGGTGATAGCGGAATTAGTGGATGGTCAGGCCATAGTGGTATTTCAGGCTGGTCAGGTGATTCAGGAATTAGCGGTTATTCAGGTGATAGTGGCATATCGGGTTGGTCAGGTGATTCAGGAATTAGCGGTTATTCAGGTCAAGATGGCCAATCAGGCTTTAGTGGATATAGTGGCCAAGATGGCGCGTCAGGTATAAGTGGTTATAGTGGTTATAGCGGCCAAGACGGCGCATCGGGCATATCAGGCTATTCAGGATATTCAGGATCAGGCGAAAGTGGTTATAGTGGATTCAGCGGTTATAGCGGTTATAGTGGCGCTATGCCAAGTGGCGGCATATCAGGCATTACTTCTATTTCAACGCCTGAATATATTGACTTTGATATTAATTCACCTTTTGCAACAAGCGCTGAAGGTCGATTATTCTATGATGGTGGCGATGGCACATTACAATTTGGCCTTAAAGGCGGAAATGTAACACTTCCTATTGGTCAAGAAAATGTTGTTTTAGCATTTAATAATACCGCATCAACATTGACAATTGGTCAAGTAGTTGCAGTTAATGGCGCACAAGGACAAAGACCAGCGGTTACATTAGCTGATGCTGATTCCGAACCTTTATCAGCCGCAACATTAGGTGTTGTTACAGAATCTATTGCCGCAGGTGCGGAAGGATTTGTTACGACATTTGGTGTTATTCGTGGCATTAATACAAACGGATTTACTGAAGGCGATGATATTTATTTATCACAAACTGCGGGTGGATTTACTGCAACTCGCCCTTCAGCGCCAGCGCATACTGTATTTTTAGGCTGGGTAATAAAAGTTAATTCATCAAGCGGTGAAATTTTTGTAAATATTAATAATGGTTGGGAATTAGATGAATTACATAATGTTCTTATTACTAATCCTGTATCTAATAATAGCGCGCTTCTTTATGATAGCATCGCTACTGTATGGAAAAATCAAGAACCTGCCGTTGCATTAAATTCGCTACTTCCAAATCAATCAGGATATAGCGGTTATTATCTTGTATCCGATGGCGCAAGTGGCGCATATTGGGGATCAGGTATTAGCGGTTATAGCGGTTATAGTGGCTATTCAGGTTATAGCGGTTTAGATGGTGCAAGTGGATTAAGTGGTTATTCAGGCCAAGATGGTGCTAGTGGATTTAGCGGATATAGCGGTCAAGATGGTGCATCAGGGTTTAGTGGTTATTCAGGCGAACAAGGGTTAAGTGGCTTCAGTGGATTTAGCGGAGCTGAAGGTGCATCAGGTTTAAGTGGTTTTAGTGGTGCTACAGGGGCTAGTGGCTTATCAGGATTTAGTGGTGCTGAAGGTGCATCAGGTTTAAGTGGTTTTAGTGGATGGTCAGGAATATCAGGCTATTCAGGCTATAGTGGTAGCGGTATTAGTGGCTTTAGTGGCTTTTCAGGATACAGTGGCGCGGGCGGTGGAACATTAACCTATGATGAATTTAATGCAACTGCTTCACAAACTACATTTACCACTTCAGCAACTTATACTGCTAACAAAATACAAGTATCAGTAAATGGTGTTATTATGGACAACGGAACTGATGTAACAGTATCAGGCGGAACTTCAGTTGTTTTTGCTACAGGCTTAACTTTAAATGATAGGGTATTTTTAATTTATCCTGCATAGAGGAAAATAATGGACAAGATAACACAAGATGCTTTGGCATATTTTAAGAAGCATGATCCAAATCATTATAGATTTTTACTTACAAATAATTATGAGCGAGCGGTTTTTCTCAAAGGCGATCCCGTCTATCCTAGAGAAGCCACTCGTTATCTATGGGCTAACCGCAATCTATTAGGCAAGAATATTCTTGAAATAGGTTGCTCTACAGGTTACGGCTCTCAATTCCTTCCCAATGATTCAAACTATATAGGTTTAGATTACGATTCTCTTATTATAGAGGTCGCACGCGAACAGGAATGGGGCTTAAACGCATCTTTTACAAACGCTGATATTAACACCTATCCTTTAGCTCAATACGACACCATAATCGCTTTTGAGCTTATTGAGCATCTTGATAACGGATTAGAGATAGCTCAAATGTTAAAGCAACATTGCAGACGACTTTTACTTACCACTCCGCATAATGAGCCTAAAGGTTTTTGGGGTGAGCATCATAAACTTCATGGCCTAAATGAATCACACTTTCCCGACTTTCAATTTAATTATATTAATGAGCATGGGTTTATTTCAGAAACTTTACCTGAAATTAATGATGCTAATAAATTTAATCTTATGATTATGCGGTGGGATCGTGGATAAAGTTCTTTGTTCGGTAGCCACTCGTGGTCGTTATCAAACTACTTTACCTTTAACGCTTAACGCTATAATTAATCAGACAAAAAAGGTTGATAAGCTCATTATCTTTGATGACAATGATGAGCCACAAGATATGCGAAATGAATTGGTATATAGTTACTTTTTCCAAATGCTTGATATTAAGGGCATTCAATGGGAATGGTTATATGCTCAAAAGAAAGGTCAGCATCATATTCATCAAATGGCTAACACTATGGGATTTGATTGGGTGTGGCGAGTTGATGATGATGCAATACCCGAACCCAATGTCTTACAAACTCTATTTAATTACACAAGCAAAAAAGTAGGTGCAGTAGGTGGCGCAATACTAACACCGCCATTACAATTTGAAGGCTTTAAACCTACAGGCAAAATAGAAAATATAGATACAGAACCTAACATTCAATGGTCATTTATTCACAAGGTCAAAGAAGTTGAGCATCTTCATTGTTCTTTTCTTTATCGTGCTGGGGTGCATGATTACAACACAGGTCTTTCAAGGGTAGCGCATAGAGAAGAAACTTTATTTACTTATGGCTTATACCTAAAAGGATATAAAATTCTTGCAGTTCCTAATGCAGTTAGTTGGCATTTAAAAAACCCTAATGGTGGTATTAGATCAGAAACAAATCAAAAGCTATATGAGCAAGATGAATTAGTTTTTAGAAATACAATTGCTTATAAAGACAAAAAGATTGTAGTGCTTAACTGCGGCATGGGCGATCATATTGTATTTAAGAATGTAATGCCTGATATTACAAATGCGGAAGTATTTACTTGTTATCCTGACATAGTGCCAGGCAGATCAATTGCTGAAGCTAGAGCTTTATTTGGTGATATAGATCAATGGAGTATTTATAAAAAAATGGCGCAATGGAAATGGACTGATAGTTTAGAAAATGCTTATAGGAAAATGTATCTATGATTATTATTAGTCCTTATGCTAAAGCTTTGAGAAGCGGAAAAACTAATGCCAAGAATTATCCTTACTGGAAGGAACTAATTAGACTAATTGATGAGCCAATAGTTCAAGTAGGTATAGATGGTGAAGAACAATTAGTCGATGACTTTAGAAAAAACTTATCGCTTGATGAGCTTGGAAATCTTGTTGATCAATGCAAAACATGGATAAGTTGCGATTCTTTTTTTCAACATTTTTCTTGGGATAAACAAAAATATGGTATAGTATTGTGGTCGGTTTCTGATCCTCTGATATTTGGACACCCTGAAAATATTAACCTATTAAAAGATAGGAATAATTTGGTTGAAAACCAATTTTTATGGTGGGAAAATACAGAGCATGATGCTAATAAATTTGTTAGTCCTGAAATAGTGATAGAAAGTTTAAATGCAAACTTCCCATGAAACCATTGATGACATATTTGATTTTCTACAAAATAAAACAATCAAAGATATTGGCTCTGATTATTACGATAATAAAAATTATTTGGTTATTTTATTATCTGATGGTTCTCTCTGTTATATATCTTCTAGCGGCGATTTGTTTATGGCTATCGAGCGCCATCTCATTAATTAGTAGAAAGAAATAATATGGATATGCAAGAACATACGAAACATGTATTAGATACAGTTTCGGGCGTTACAGTTTTAGGAACTGTTATGAAATTTTTACCAGCTATTGCGGCATTGTTATCAATAATTTGGTATTGCATTAGAATTTATGAATGGGCGCGTTCTAAATATAAAAAATAAAATATGAAAATAAATATTATAAAAAAAGATAATGCTGAATATATTGTTGTTGATAATTTTTATAATAATAATGAATTATTAGCAATTAAAAAAGAAATTAATTATTTGTTGCAATTTAAAGTTGAAAATGAAATTTTAGAATCAGCTGAAGATAAAAATGGTTCTAAAAGAAAAGGAAGTGGTTTATGGGTTGATGCGCATTTTTCAAATAGAAATAAATCATCAATATTAACATTAAATAGAAAATTATTTAACACTAAAATTTATAATAAATCTATAAAAATAAATTTATTTTTTAAGCATTTATTAAATTGTAATGTTGATTTTACATTATTAAATTTTTATTGTAATAAAGATTATTATAAGCCACATATAGATAACTCTATTTTAACTGCATTAACTATGTTTAAAATTGGTGAATTTAAAGGTGGCGATATAAATTTTTCTGAAATAAATGAAAAAGTAACTTTTAAAGAAAATAGATTAGTTATTTTTCCAGGCTGTCTTACTCATGAAGCAGAAAAAATTATTGCAGAACCTAATGTTTATAGAATAACAATAGCTCAATTTCTTAACTATAAAACTTAATGCCTTTAAAAAACAAAAGCAATCGATGTCAGTATTTAAGAGATTGGAAGGCAAGCAATCGAGAAAAGAATTTATTTCAACAAGCCCAATACCGAGCCAAAACTAAAGGCATTCCGTTTGATATAGAAGTATCAGACATAGTTATTCCCGAAACCTGTCCTATTCTTGGACTTCCTTTAAAAAAATCCATTGATGGTAACCGCGATTTAAGTCCTAGCCTTGATAGAATAGATAATGCTAAAGGTTACACAAAAGGAAATATTCAAGTAATATCATCAAAAGCT